GACCCGTAGATCCTGGCTATGGAATCCCGGAGGGACGCCCTGATCAGGGACTCCCCCCAGGCGTCGGAGGCGGCCCGATCGTGCCGCCGTACTACCCCGATCAGGGCCTCCCACCGATCCCGCCCGGAGCCCCGGGACACCTGCCGTGGGAGCCAGAAGGCGGTGGCAGCCCTGGAGTACCTGGTTCACCATCGCATCCTATCTGGCTGCCCGAAAGTGACCTGAAGCCAGATCAGGGTCTGCCAACCGAGCCAGGCTCCATTTGGCCCCCTGTCCAGCCACCTTCTGGTGGTGAGCATCCGGATCAGGGACTTCCCGCAAAGGAGGGATTCATCCTGGCGTACATCCCGAGCCTGGGGTGGAAGTACATCAAGGTGGATCTCGGGGCAGGGTCGCCGGCCCAGCCGAAGCCGCCGACTGGGATGCCCTCTCCCAAGTAAGAAGTGCGGGACGGTGGGGAATAGGCCCCACCGTCCCAACTGGAGGAGCCATGAAGAAACCGAAGCCGGTCACGATTCCGAGGCGGGGAACGCCACTTGGTGAGACCAAAAAGCCCAAAAAGGGCAAACTGGCGTACTGACCATGCCCGCGAAGAGCAAGGCTCAGCAGCGGTTCATGGGCATGGAGTACGGGAAGAAGAAGGCTGGGGAGCCCACTGACGTAGACATGACCCGGAAGCAGCTTAAGGACTTCGCAGCGACCAAGCATAAGGGCCTACCAGCGCATGTCAAGAAGAAGGGGAAGAAGTGATGTGGCTCATACAGCTCGTGGTGATCCTCATCGTGATCGGGGTTCTTCTATGGGCCGTCAACTCATACATCCCGATGGACGCGCGGATCAAGCAGATCATCAATGCGGTGGTAATCATCGCAATCGTGATCTGGCTGCTCTTGATGCTCCTAGCGGCGGTGGGCCTGATACCAGGGAACACGATGGGGTCTTTACCACACCCATAGAGTGGCCATACTGTGCGGCGTGTAAACGTGGCGTCGAGAGGGTCGAGAGACGACAGGACTTCTTCACGGGAGCTGTGGTGTACACAGTGTATTGCCACGGCCGCAAACAGTCGCAAGTCGTCAACGGGCTTGACCTTCACGACGCCACCTTAATTTGCACGACGAGTAACTAACGATGAGTAGGCACCTAGATTACCGTGAGCTAGAGCCCCTGGAGAGGCGCGTAGCCCTGATGAGGGCAGCGGGTATGTCAGAGGGCGTGATCGCAAAGTTCATCGACGCGGACTACATGACCGTCGGGAACATCCTGAAGCGACCACGAGTTGCGAGATACCTGATTGCGCTCGAGTCTACGTTCGTGAACGAGATCACGGAGAGTGCAAAGCATCTGACAACTGCGATCGAGAACGAGGCGGCCACGGCGTTCCATGTCGAGAAGACGGTGATGGATCGGCTGTTTGCGATGGAGACAAATGTCAGAGCGCAATTGGGAGCAGCTTCGACGGCGCAAGATATACTTGACCGAGCTGGCAAACGCGCGCCAACGAAAGTCCAAACGGAAATCACGCATACCATTGACGCGGAGGCCCTGGCGCATGTTGCGACTGTGCTACAAGAGGTACATGGCCAGGCAATCGACGTGACGAATGGGCATCACCATGTCGAAGACGATGAGTAAGAAGGCCGCCACGGCCTGGCAGGGCAAGAAGCCCCCGACCAAGGGGCAGAATCTGTTCATCAAGATGGTGCGGGCGCTGCCCGTGAAGGGGAAGAAATGAAGGCGCTGAATAAGACTAGGTTCGTGACAGTGAAGTATCCCCGGGACACCCCACGCATCTCGAGGAAGCGAGTGTGGATAGACAGGAGCGAGTGGCGGAAGGACCCCGCGGAGGTGACGGGAGCGAGCACGGGGCTGATCGACCGGCAGATGGAGAGTGCAAGGAACCTCCCGACGATGGAGGCGACTCCGTATCGAGACTTCTCCGATCTGATGAACAGGGCCGGACGCGTGGGAATAAGGAAGTTTTGACGATGAACAAGCGACCTGAGACTGAGCCGGACGAGGCATCGGAAGAGGAACTCGAGAACCTAGCGGAGGATCTCGAGGAGCTGGAAGACGAGGAGGACGACAAAACCTGAATGTTGGGGCTTCAATTGGTGAAGCCGCAACGAGGGAACCATGTTTGCTAGCGACATAGAGCATGCGGCGTTCGCGGCCGCAACGGGCGACGTGAGCCAGCGATCTGAGGAGGTACGGCAGAACCTAAGGATCCAGGCTCAGCGGTCTACGTACTTTATGGCGAAGGCGATCATTGGGTTTCACGACCTGACGCCAGATCTACATGGGGAGATGTGCCGATGGATCGAGGGACCCTCCACAAGAAAGCTCGGGTTGGTCCCCCGCGACCACCTGAAGACAAGTGTCTGGACAATAGCGGACACGGTACGGCTGATCGCTTCGGACTCGAACATCAGGCTGCTGATCGCGAACGAGACGGCCACGAACGCGAGCCACTTCCTCCGCCGTATCCAAGCGGTATTCGAGCGCGCACCGTTGTTCCGATGGCTGTTCCCGGAGCTCATACCGGACCTGGGGAGGACGAAGTGGTCCGAAAGCGAGATGCTGATCCCCAGAAAGAATGACTACCCTGAGTCGACGGTTGAGGTCATGGGCGTCGGGGGCGCGGTCGTTAGTAGGCACTACAAGATGATCAAGCTCGACGACTTGGTAGGCAAGGAAGCCTCCGAGAGCGTTGAGGTGATGAAGAAAACGATCGACTGGTACCTGTATTGCGAGAGCCTACTTGAGTGCCCAACTGACCCCATTGAGACGTATGGGACCCGGTGGACGCACAAGGATCTGTATGCCTGGATTATGGAGCATGAGCACGACATTGACTTCTTTCACCGCAAGGCCGTGAGTAAGGAGGGTACGACCCTATGGCCGACGCGGTTCCCGCTCAACGAGTTGATGCGGATCAAGAACAAGATCGGGTCATTCAAATTCAGTTGTCAGTACCAGAACGAGCCGTACGACCCCGAGCACATGACTTTCGACCCTGGGTGGCTTCGATACTTCGAGCTCAACGGGTGGCAACTAGACGAGGACAACGGGTGCGTTCAGCTGCAGTTTGTGGGCCTTCCAAAGCCGGTCGAAGTCGTGCCAGTGATCCTGGTCGATCCGGCGGTCGCTGAGAAGAGCTACGCCGCGCGAAGTGCTGTTGTATGTGCTGGGCTCGATGCCGCGGAGCGAGTCCTTGTCCTGGAGGCATGGGCCGAACGGTGCCAACCACTCAAGATGATCGACAAGATCTTTGAGATGGCTGAGCGTTGGGACCCAATATCGGTCGTGATCGAGGGCGTGGCGTACCAACGGGCCCTCAAGGGATTTATCGAGGCCGAGTGCATGCGCCGCGGGAAGTGGCTGAACGTGCGCGAGGTCCGACCTGGGAGCAAAGAAGGGAAAGAAAGCCGCATCCGTGGTCTTCAACCGTACGCCGAACGGGGACGCCTTTGGATTCGTCGATCAACCTGCGGGCCACTGATTGAAGAGTTCGAGGCGTTTCCGTTGGGCGAGACTGTTGACGTACTGGATGCCCTGTCCTACGGGCCGCAAGTCTGGATAACGCCCGACATGGATCACCCTGATCGAGTTCGGTATCATGAAGACGAACGGCAGCCTGTATTCGAGGGCGTGTGTCGTGCAACTGGCTACTGATTGTTTTGTCCGCACTCCGCACCACCACGGACGTCCCACTGGGCCACCTACGCCCCACCCTCGTCCACCCCCCACAGCCCCCTCCGGCCGGGGGGGGGGGCGGGGTGGGGTGGCGCAAACTCGACCGAGTAGGAGCGACTGATGCCATCGACTGTGCGAATTGCGATAAACGCGACTGATCCTGAGGCGAGTTCAGAGGAGAACATTGACTTCGTCGTTTCGACGCCAAGTTCGCGTCGTGAGCGTTGGTCAGTCTATGGTGGTACGCCTGCGGCACGAATGTTCTGGCCGCTTAGCGGCGAGCTTAACGTCTTTCTCCAGATTTGGCAGCCGCAGCCAGCTCTAGGAGCTTCTAGCTTCCAAATCAAGTACGCTGGTACAGAGGGCTGGACTTGCGTGATCCCCCAGGTCGGTCGGGTGCCGCTCATGCTTCGGATGCCCAACACGGACATTTTTGAGATCTATTGCGATCCTTACTCGGTCGAAGTTGAGGCGATTTACTTCTAATGTCTCAACAAGCTAACAACCCTACTCCTACCAGCGATGCGGGGCAGCAAGCTCAGAAGATGCCCTACGGTGGTCGAGACCCCGGTAAGATGAAGCCGATGGATGTCAAGCCCCAAGATATACAGGACGGCATGAAAGCCCTGTTTTTGAGTCCCAGGATGGGTATAGGTACCACAACCTGGGACCCTCAAACTGGCGTTCGGCGTGAGCAAATGCGGAGAGAAGCCCGAGGCATGTCAGCCCAAGAGCGGATGAAGACTCTCGCGGATGCTGGCGTTACTGATCGTGCTGGAATGACAGAGGTATTCAGTCGTCTCTATTCATCCCCAGAACGAGCATTTATGCGAGTGAGAGGGAGATAACGATGAGTCAGCAAGCAGCAGCACCGATAGCGGGGACCCAGGTCGGGATGAGCAGTATGAACTCCCCAAATGCGAGCGTGGGTGTTCCTACGGGAGCCGCGGCTGCACCTGATACGAACCCTGCAGGGGGTGGTGTTAAGCCAGTTCTCGGCGGCATGAGTCTGATGAGGAGGATGGCTTTGATGTTCGGCAAAGACACCGAGGAGCAAGTCTAGAACATCAACGCC